AAAGAGAGAAGAGACTAAAAATCTAAGATCATTTGTAAGTAAATTTATATATCTTTCAATATACCAAACACCATCGGATGCTCTTAGGATTTGATCTTTGGTAAAGTATATGTCTATATCTGAATTATATAATACACGGAATAATAATTTATAAGCGGATAACGTTCCTTTTGATTGATATAATTCCTTTGCAAATTTTACTGCTGTTCTTTTATCTACTAAAATTTCTTCGGGGAAATACTGTAAGAATTCATTGGTAAAATAACTTATAAATTGATCTGTAGTTTTGTCTATATCTGCATAATTTAATAAGTTTTTTGCTCTATCTGTTACGTTTCCTTCCTGTTCTAACCATTCATAATATGATTGCAAGAAAGCAACAAAATTATCATAAGAAGGGTCATCCCGAATATATTCAGGAATCTGACTAGGAATCAGTAACGATGTTTTGTTATAATTAGTAGCCATTTACTTTTTTGTAGATACGTTAACAACAATTGATTGTGGGTCGTATTGATCTATTGTTATAATTCTATTATAAGATGATGAAATAATTGAAGTTGTTGGAGATGCAGACATGGTTAATTTACCAAATGGATCATCGACTTCTATAGGGTTGAATGAATCTAAAGTAAGTACCCCATTTATATAATCTATTGTACCTGCATTTGCATTTAGAATAGTTTTTGCATTTAGTGTGTTATAGTAATAGGTTCTCAATGTTCCATATTTACCTTCCAAATTGGCAATTGCTGCACCAGATTGTCCAGTAGTATCATACGATTGTGCAGTTATTTGCACAAGAGCATCGGTATAACCACTACCTGGGGTTAAAACATTGATTGCAGATAATGAACCGTTAATATCTATAACTGCTTCTGCGGTGGCTCCTGAACCGTTTCCTATAATGGTTACGGTTGGTGCAACCAGATAACTAAAACCTGGATTTGTAATGTAGATAGATTCAATACCACCAGTAGAGGAAGGTATTTCTTCAATCAATACACCAGTGATAATTTTAGTTGAATCATTAGGGTCAACGAATTGTAGAGTCGGTGAACTATTAACCCCACTTTGGAACATACCCTTTTGTATAGGAACACCATAATGCAATTTATATGATTTGGTTTCGGTGATGCTTGGGTAAAACTTTTTCTGTAACTGTATTGTTACTTCACTTGCAACAATTGAAGGACTTGAACTGGATATAGATGCAGTTAAATCACTAGGAACAAACGTAGAATTAAATGTATTTAATGTAGAATTACCGAAATTTATAATAGTTTGTTTAACTAAGTTTTTGATCTGTGAAGAATTTAATGTAGTTTTACTTGTGTCGTATGTTACATTAACGGTAACTTTGATGAAATTATAATCTGGGTCAACAATACTTGGTTCTACAGTCATAACAGATAAAGGTTTAATAACATCTTGAATCAATTTTTCTTTTTGTGCATCTGTTATTAGATACCCACTAGTAGGTTTCATGCAAATAAAGGTTTTACCATATACTGGTGGGTCATTTTCTTGACCGCCCCATACATTTACTGCATCGAAGGTTAACCCTATTTTGTTTTGATTTATGATTGTAATATAATCATCTTTTGTGACCGCACGATTTTGTGCAGAAAATGATTTAGGTGATTGATATTTTATAGAGTCAATGGTTTCTTTTTCACTACCATTATATGCGGCAATTACTGGAATAACATTGGTTACATTGAAACCATTTATAGAATCCATTAATGTAAAGTTATTAGCACCTGAAGATAAACTACCTTGTGTCATAATATAACTAACATTGACAATGTTTCCGTCTGTTAGTTTTTTGCCTAATAGTCCATCACCGAAAATTATTTCATAGTTTCCATTTAATGATTCTTGCAAAAAGAATACTCTACTAGTATTATCAATATTCAAATAACTGTCTGACATTGTGTATATGTCATAACTGGTATTTGTTGAAGATTGTTGTACAGTAACCAGAATGGTAGATGTGTCTATTGTATTGTCTGGCAATTCAAATGTATAGGTTGGGTTGGTAGTACCATTAACAACAAATCTATAAGTGGTAGATAGACCCTGTTTAAGTAGAATATTAGAAAAGGTTGCAACACCTTCAACAACATCGGCAGTGGTTGATGTGGTAGTTAAAAAGTTATAGTTAACCCCTTCAACGGATTCTGATAGGAAATTAGTATAAGATGGTAGTGTTACACTAGAATCTGATGTATTAGTTGTGGTGATGTTTACATAAGCACCGGGTGCAGTATATGACTTTGGTGTATAACCTAATACTTTTGCATGAGAAACTACTGATGATCTCTGAATAGAAGAATCCAGAAACATTTCATTAGCAACCATATTCAAATAGAATGCGTTATATTGTGTATTGTACGATAATACATCTAATAGTGTGGATAACCCAGAACCCTCAAAATTATAATCTTTAAACTTATCTTGAGATTGAAGGAATGTTTTTAGGTTGTTTTTAATTGTATTAAAATCTAACCCAACTAGGGACATTTGTGAATTAGCACCAGCCATTTGTTACCTTGCTCTCTTTAATACTAGTTGAATGCCAGTTGGGGTAGTGTTATTTCCTATATAAAAGAATAACGATACATTATAACCATTCTGGTCTGGATATGCTACTACATCTATAGTTGCAATCCTGGCTCGTGGTTCCCAGTTGTTTATTGTTCTTGTTATTTCGTCTTGTAACAAACTCGCCGTTAATGGTGTAATCGGTTCAAATAAAAGACCATCAACATTAGAACCTATCGTTGGGTTCCATAACTTCTCATTGGGTTTAGTCAATAACAAATTTTTAATAGAGCGAATTACCGCTTGATCGTCATAAGATAACGATACATCTTTGGTTCCAGGTTGAGGGGTAAACCTCAAATCTAAATCCGAATATATTTTTTGTAATTGTGCCATCTGTTATTTATATGTGATTTGTTTAAGTTCATGTGATTGGTGCAGAAGTTGGTGAACCCGGTGATGTTGATGTGTGAGTATGTGTATTGAATGTAGTTATACTACTCACAAAATCTGATGCTGTGACAATTCCAGTCGCAGTTATTGCTGCACCGGCTGTTAATAAACCTCCAATACCACCAACACCCAACACTGACAAATACCCTGTTGTTTGTAGACTTTCTGTTGCAAAAACATTTATACCTGCATTTAAATTTCCAAAAGCAGTAATACTTTGTCTACATAAAATATCACCACGAACATTTAAATTGGCATTAACATTTACTGAAGTAACAGCATTCAAATCTATATTATCTGCGGTAATGATAACTGATTTACCTACTGCCGAAGTTATACTAGTGTCTCCTTCACACACCTGTGTTAAATTACCCGACACTACTTGGTCTGCATTACCTTTTATTTTAGTGAATGCATTACCATCGACTTGAATATTTGCATTACCGTTAATAGTGATATTACAATCACCAGATATAGAAACATTTTTGTCTTTTAATATTATTTCAAACCCATTACCTAAAATCTTATTAACAACATTACCTTTGGGGTGAAATTCTACAAAAGAACCATCTCTATGTTGAATTCTAATTCTTTCTCTATCAGGTGAATCATCCATTTCAAAAGAATGACCCGATGCAGTTGCGGTTGCATTATTGTATGGGTATGTTGGTGGGTTGGCAGTATTAGCAACTGATTCTGGTTCAATCCAAGCAGTCATTATTTAACACCCATTTTTCTTTTTAATTCTTCCATAGCTATATGGTTTTCTGCTACTTTTTTTAAATCTATATTATGAATAATGTCTAAAGTACTGTTAATAGATTTCTTAACTGCATCTACTAATTCTTTTGTCTGTGGGTCTAGTTCTTTTTCGTTCATAATTATGATGTTTGTGTTGTTGTATTTGCAATACTAGTATTAACTGCATCAACTGTTAACTGTATTGTTTGACTTAATAACCCTTGCGCTGAAACCAAACAATTTTTAACTACCTCTAATAATTTTTCAGGTAAGGATAGAATAAAATCAATTAGTTGTTGAATTGCTTGGATTAATTGTTGAACTTCGGTAATTATATATTTTATAAAATCAACTGCTTTTTTAATTTCATTCACAACAAAATTGATTGCATCTATTACTTTTTTTACGGTTTCTATTACTGGGGATACTGATTCAGTTATCCATGCAGATAACTCTGCTGCTCTGGTAGTTTCTATCAAAGACCTTGCTTGAAATGTTGTACCAAAAATAATGAATTTTCCATCAATAGTAACATCACAACAATGAGCTAAATCAGAGTTGGCAATATCAATGTTGGTGTTTGCAATTACTCCTTGAACATATTTGTTCAAAGATGAACCCGGTTCTTGATACCAAGGAGAACTATTAACTCCTTGTGGTTTATTTGGTGTGGTGTTAGATGTTGCCATATTATTATTTTATATACGGTAAAAGACCAAACATTACAGGAAATTGAGCATTTTCACCATCTAAGAAGAAACCAACTACCCAATCATCTGTTTTTAAACAACCCCAAGAATTGGGGTTATTAATAGATAACATTTGTTGAGACCAAGGTAAATCATCTGTTGGTAATAGGGATTTATTATCAGTGTGCCATCCAAAAATTCTAACTTTACAACGTCCATTTTTTAATGGGTCATTTATATCTTCTATTACACCAATCCACCAAACAAACCCACTAAGACCCATGAAATTATTTCTATCTATCATTTTTGACTACCTTTCACTAAATCTTTCCATCCAGAATCATCTGGATTTATACCAGAGTAATTGATTGCATTACTATCTTTACAAATTTCCAATATCGTGAAAAACGTTGTAGGAGAAATAACATGGCGCATTGCACTTATTATATATCTTCCAGAGAGAAATGGGTCTGTTGTTCTTTCTTTCGGAGAATCTGCATTTGAATTATTCAAAATACCGGACATATGAGATACACCAGCAACATTTAATGATATAACCATACCCGCAACTAAATTTACATTTCCTGGTATAGTTATTTTTAAACGATTATAATTTGCAAGAGCTATCTGTGCTACTCTATTTGGTAAGTATTTTTCTACAAAGAAATCATTAGATACAGAACCAGGTGAATTTTTAATATAGTCTACATTACCTTCAACAGAATTGGATACACATAATCTTAATGTACTGGATTCTAAATCCTTTGGAGCACTATCGAATGATTGTTTACCTAACCTATCTTTATAATTATTAGTTACTGGTGAACTATTTAATTTATATCCCTTATCAAAGTATTTACTATAGTTAAAATCAGTTATGTATTTTTTTCTACGAAGGGGGTCTATACTTATTAATCTATTTCCGAAAGTACCACTAGGTATAGATTTTAATGTATCAAAATAATCAAGTAGCTCTAATTTCAATACAGTAAATGATTTTTTATCAATGTTACTTTGATCTGTATTTTTTGGGTCGTAATTAAAAATATATGCTGAATCTTGGTCAAATAGGTTTTGTAGAGATTTGAAATAATACCCATGAGAATTCTCAAAGAAAAGAAAATCAGCACCTTCTCTTGTTTTGGGTAGTGCATAGGTAGCTAACCAATTAATAGTTTCAAATATTTTTTTATTTGGGAGTACGAAATCATAAACACCATTGGTTTCATCTATGAATATTTTTTTCTTATCTACACTATCTATTTTCATCACATTAGTTAATACATCAGTGACTATTTCAGATATAGATTTCTTTTTATACGCTTTGCTTATACGATATTTTTCTGAGGTTATGAAATCCTCTGAACAGAAGTGTACAGTATAAGATTCATGATTTAAACTTTTGTCGAAATTTCTATCACTTACTGAATATATTCTAAATGTTCTTTCAATAGGTACTTGATGATTTCTAGATTTTCCTAATTTTATTTTTAGGAATTCTGTACCATTTAGAGTTGTAAAATTCAAAACACCGACTGTATCTGAAAGAACTAATTTACCGGATATAGTATTGTTATACATATCTTCAAAATAACTCAACTCAACCATGTATGGTTTCAAATCTAATAAACCAGGAAAAGCAGGCGCACTTAATGCCAGTGTTTCTAGATCATATCCAGTAGATGAGTTAAGTGGACTATTGATACTGGAAACACTAGCATTAGGATTATTATTAGTCATTCTATACTCTCATCAATGATGTAAATTGTTTTTCCATATCGGATGCGTATATGTCCTTAATCAAATAAATATTCCTTTTAGATTCATTTAAATCAGTTTCATAATTATAAATTGATACTGCTTGTGTAGTAATTTCTTTAGTAATAGTCACACCATTTAAAATAGACTGTTGTGTTTCTTCGTCTGTAGAATTATAAGTATCTTCGTCTATTTGTATAGTTATTGTTTGTTTCTGTGTCCCACTAGAATCGTATGTTGTAACTGTTTTCTCATAGTGGTGAACAGTTGCAGTCGCATAAGATAGAACCATACTAGAAGTTACGTTTGCAACATCAATATCTAAACTGGATGCGGTTTCAGACTTATATTTGTTAACAATAAAACTAATCAATACTTTATCTGTCTGCACCCAATCCCACTGTGGGTCCATTATATTATTTGCATACATTATCATCCAATACCTATCCAGATCATTATAATAACGATAGGCGATGTTTTCTGGACTATCTACATCTTTTATAATATACTTATAAAACAAAACATTATTGTTTTTTAACTGTGATAATAGATAACATCTAGAAATTATATTACTAACGGTTATAAAATTGCCGTTATTATCTTTCTGTGTTATTGATGGTAGTGAACTAAAGTATTGCATTATTTAAATATATTTTTTTGGTAAGGATAATCGAACGCATTAGACAAACTATTTTTTGCAGAATCCGTCCATTCTGTACTTACTGACCCATCATTCGATGTTTTACTACTAGATAAACCTCTTGGTTTAACATCATCTTTAGTCTGAATGGACATTTCTTCAAAAGTTAGTGACATTCTGGTTTGAATAGGAAAACCATCTTGATATGCAGCCCACCCATTAGGTGCATAATCTAGTTGTACATTTTTAAGAACGCAATCTTTGATTTGAAATATCTTTGCGTTTTTTGTTGCATTGGTTATTATGTTATTTTTATTTTGGGCACTAGGACCGAATAAACCACTCAATTGTGTTCCTAATGCTTGAGTAATTGTATTAGTTAATACGTTGGTAACTTGAGATAGGGCCCCTTGGTCGCCAGTATATGCAAATTTTATTTTAAATACCTGTGGTGGTTTTAGATACATTTTTTCAGGACCAACTGTTTGTGGTAATGAATAATGTATGAAAGTTTTTATAATTTGATCGACGGCATCTGCTTCTTGACTAGATGTTGGAGTGAAAATGAAATCAAATTGAAATTGACGTAAACTAATACCTTTGTATAATAATTGTAATTGTGGGTTTGGTACTTGTTTTAATGCTTGTTGGTATATGGCAGTTCCACCTGTGATACCACCGGCTATCTGTGCCATTATTCCTTTGCCTATCTCACTACCCATCAAATTACTAATACCTCTACCTCCCATTGCTTCTGCAATACCGCCTTTAACTTTACTGTCTGATAGTGCATTAGCTAAATAACCAAATGCGCCAAGGGCTGATGTTAACTCTATAGCAGTATAATCTGAATCATATGATGTAGTTAATGAATCTGGCATATACAGGGATATGGTAGATAGTATATTTTCATCCGCCTTCCCTCTGAAATTTCCATATTTGAAATTTTCAGATTGTTTTTCTGCGAAAGCAACTATATCTTGTGGGTTAATCCCTTTCCATATATTACCCACACCAGATTTGGCAGCATTGTATAATAATTTTGTTTCTTGTGGTATTTGATTTACATCAGGTAACGTTGGTATTTGTGCGTTTTCTGCTGCTTCTTTTACTTTTTGTGTGGCTTTCGATGTTATATCTATTGCTGACTGAAAGGCCGCGGTAAGATTAGGGTAATTATATTCATGAATAGTGAATTGTATGGCATGACAATATGTTGGGTTTGATGCCAAGTCGATTGGATATAATAGATGATCGACTGTGTTTTGAGGCGCTAATATTTGGTCTATTAAATTCAGTGGAGAATTTATGCCATTGATATTTAGCGGGAATATGTCTATTTTTGCCATTAGGTAGTCCAAATATGAATATATACTATATTTATGGCGTATAAAGGAAAGTTCACACCAACGAACCCTCAAAAATATAGAGGGGATTACAGAAACATTATTTATCGTTCTTCTTGGGAATGTAAGGCTATGTCTCGCCTTGATTTAAACCCCAATGTTATAGAATGGTCATCCGAAGAAATAGTCATACCCTATACCTCCCCAATAGATAACCGAAAACATAGGTATTTTCCTGATTTTTTGGTAAAAATGGTTGCTGTAGATGGTACTACAAAGACCTTACTGATAGAAGTTAAACCAGAAAAGGAATCTAAACCACCACAACAAAAGAAAAGAGTTACTAAACAGTATATCTATGAGGTAACTACATGGGGCATTAACCGCGCCAAATGGAAAGCTGCCATAGAATATTGTAAGGATAGGAAATGGGAGTTTGTGGTAATGGCATCTACAGACGGTATTTCCTACAAATATCTGACGGAAAAGGATTTATTACTATCATAAATAAGCATATGACTTCAAAACTTACAGAAATTACACAAGAAAAGAATGCTGCTCAAATAGAAATGTTGAGTAGGGAATCTATGCGCTGGTTGAATACCAAGATGCAACAGGTTAGAAACCCTAACGCCATTCCGAGACAGTTGTATAAGGAAAAAGATAGACATAGAAATATGTATACTTTGGGTACAAACTCGAAGTTTTTATTGGGTGGTTTGTATTTCTTTTTCTATAACCCTAAACTAAAAAATGATTTACCATACTATGATGTATTTCCATTGGTTATGCCAATAGAAAAATACAATGATGGGTTTCTTGGATTGAATTTCCATTACCTACCACCAAGGTATAGGGTTATGTTGTTGAGTAAGTTAATGGGAAGAGCAATTTATGACCAAGATGATGAACTCAAAAGAATCAAGGTGAATTATAATATACTGGATGCAACCAGAAGGTACAGAGAGTTTAGACCCTGTATTAAAAGATACTTATTTTCTCATGTTAGGTCTAAAATAATAGCAGTTGGACCAGATGAATGGGATGTTGCTTCTTATTTACCAGTACACCAATTTAAAAAGGCTTCAGTTAATGAAGTTTGGCAAGACTCACTTAACGAGGTTAAGAACTCATAATGCCTGTTAGTATCAATAGCTTTATCTCAAGCTTTAAAAAAGATTTAGCAAGACCATCTAGGTTCGATGTTAATATAGTATTGCCTCAAGCATTGATATTTCAAACTAATAGGCAAAACTTAGATTTAAGATGTGAATCTACCGAATTACCATCCAGAACATTAGCAACAGCAGAAAGAAAGTTCGGTGCGGCTCCTATTGAAAAGTTTGCATATCAATCGACATATAATGATTTAACTATGACATTTATAGTTTCTGGTGATATGTCTGAAAAAGTTATATTTGATGCGTGGATGGAATTGATTAACCCAACATCGAATTTTAATTTTACCTACAAGAAAAACTATGTAACTGATATTACAATTAATCAGTATGACCTAGAGAATAACAAAACATACAGTGCATTGTTGGTTGATGCGTTTCCCGTTTCTGTTAACCAACTGGATTTGGATTGGACTTCTGAGAGTTATCATAAATTGTCAGTGGTATTCGCTTATACTTACTGGACTAATGTAACAGAAAACAACATTCTAAAGAACTTAGGAACACAAGCATTATCTGGATTAATTAATACATTAACATATAAAGGATGAATTTAATATGGCATTACCTAGAATAGATACCCCAACATATGAGTTGACGTTACCTCTATCGAAAAAGAAAATTAACTTTAGACCGTTTTTGGTCAAAGAACAGAAAAACCTAATGATGGCTATTGAAGCTAATGATAGTGAAACCATCGAAAGAAATATCAAACAGGTACTTCATAATTGTACCTTGTCTGAAAATATAGACATTGATAAACTACCTGTACTTGATGTAGAATACTACTTCATTCAATTACGCGCAAGGTCTGTTGGAGAAGTTGTAGAGAACAATTACATCTGTACCAATAAGGTAGATGATAAGGAATGTAATAATAAAATGTCTATTAGTTTGAACCTATTAGAACTACAGGTGGAAAAGAACCCACAACAGTCTGATATTATTCAATTAACTAATAAAATATCTATAAAATTAAAGTACCCAGAATTCTCTACAATAGAAAAGATTAAACAAAAGACTACATCTGTAGAGATTGCATTTCAAATGATTGTTGATTCTATTGAATATATCTTTGATGGAGAACAATACTATTATGCAAACGAAACAACACCAGAAGAATTAATGGGGTTTGTAGAAGAACTTAATAACGATCAGTTTGCAAAGATTGAAGATTTCTTTGATAACCTTCCAAAGTTAAATAAAACTGTACAAATGATATGCAGTAAATGTGGGTATGACCATAGTATTAATGTGGAGGGATTGGAAAGTTTTTTCGTCTAATTTTTCGTCATGATAACCTAGCAAATTATTATAAGACTAACTTTTCGATGATGCAACATCACAAGTATAGTCTTACTGAACTAGAAAATATGATTCCGTGGGAAAGAGAATTATATGTTACATTATTAATTCAATATATTGAAGAAGAAAATGAAAAAATAAAACAACAAATGGCCAATAAGAAATAAAAATGGTAGACCAAGAAACATTTGCACGAATTGGAGAAATGTTCGTCGAAAAATACGGAGGTAACTCAACAGAAGCCGCAAAGTTTCTGATGGGTACTTCTGATAAATTGGGCGGTAAGAGTCCATTTATTAGTAATATTGGTTCTGGTGCTGCTTTTGTCGCAAGAAAAGGAGATTCTGAATCTGATTTATTGGCTAAATTATATATTCTGATGACAAAAGATGAGGAACATCAGAAGAAAAAGAGAAAACTAGAATTAAAATACCAAAAAGAAATAGTTAAAATAAAAGAAAGAAGAATCGCAGAACTTATTGCCGTATTAGGTGGCGAGTATACCAGTCCCAAAGATAGTTATAAAAAGAAATCACGCAAAGGTTTGGGAATGATTGCATTGGGTGCTGCTGGATTATTATTCTCACCAGATGTAATGGCTATGTTTAGTGGGGTTGAAGATCAATTTGATGGATTTAAGAAAAGAATTGATGGAATAGGGAATGATTTAAAAAATATCACTAATATAACTCCCGATATTGATACTTTCGTTTCTGGTGTTAAAGATATGTTTGGTGGATTAATAGGGACTGGTCCTAACGAAACTAAATATGACCCTTTGATTTCCGCCATAGCACAAAAAGAAAAAGTTGATCCTAAGTTAATAAAGTCGGTTATTAAGGCTGAAAGTCAATTTGATGCAGGCGCAAAATCCACCAAAGGTGCAATGGGTCTTATGCAATTAATGCCTGATACTGCTAAACAATATGGAGTTCCTTCTGGTAAAGAATATGACCCAGAAGAAAATATCAAAGCCGGTGCAAAGTATTTGAAATACCTGTTGAAGTTATTTAATAATGATACACAACTTGCAGTTGCCGCGTATAATGCCGGTGAAGGTAATGTACAGAAGTATGGCAGACAAATCCCACCATTCAAGGAAACAAAAGATTATGTTTCCAAAGTCATGGGTTATTATGGAAAAACTACACTATCCGAAACCCCTGCAACAACTCCTGGTGTCGTATCACCTGGTGGGTATGGTTCACCTGTATCAAAACAAACAATAACACCTCACGGTCATCTTCATGATAGGAGAATATATGGTGGCAAATTCCATCATTATCATCAGGGTGTAGATTATGCAGGTAAGATTGGGGATGATATATACGCGGCCCATTCTGGTACTGTAGTTCATGTAGATGATAGGGAAAATACCAGAGCTGGAAAATATATTGTGTTACAGGGAAGTGATGGCACAGAAACAAAATATATGCACTTGAATAGAGTTACTGTAGGAGAAGGAACTACAGTTAATAGAGGTCAGTTAATTGCAGAATTAGGTGATACTGGTGCGGCAAAAGGTCATCCACATTTACATTTTGAGTTAAGAAAAAATAATATTTTACAAGACCCAGAAAAGATGATACCTGAAGGTGGTGTAATAACATCAATACCTAATATGATTTCAGATACAACACAACAAAGAGATATTGCAACTAATATATTACAAACCAACATATATGTTGATGATAGTCAGTATTATACAGTTTTTGATGATGATGGTTTGTCAGATTTACCAGCTTTATTGGAATAATCAAATTAAAGAGCACATAAATGTTACGAGATTTACTTAGAGAACATAGTAATGATTCATTAGCTGATAGAATTATTCTAGGTGCAGTACCTACCGCATTAAGGGCTACTGGTGCTATTATAGGTGGCGCCAGTAAGATTGCGGGAAGGGGTTTGGGTTTAGCTGGTAAATTTACTTCATCTGCTATTGGTGGTTTTCTTGGTGGTGGTAGTAAACTGGCCTCATCCCTTGTTGATAGAACTATGAAAAGTGTAAGGGGAAGAAGTAAAAAGAACCCACATTATTCTTCTATAGGTACATCGGGACGTATTATACCAGTGAGAAAAGGTGATGGCAATGCAGATATTATTGCCAAAATGTATAGTTTTTTGTTAAAAAAATATGAATATGAAAAAAAGAATGATGAAATAAAAAGAAATTTTGAATTAGAACAACGACAAGAAGATGAAAGAAGGCATAAGAAATTAGTTGATGCTCTTAAAAAAATATCAAAAAAAGATAGTTATGAAGAACCTGGTACACATGGAATTCTGAGGAAATTATTTGATTTTGTTCAAAATGTTATAGGTAAATTATTTTCCAATTTATTAGATAAATTTGGAACTCTATTAGAGTGGTCGATGAAAATCGCCGGTTGGATACCTACTGTTTTATCTAATTTGAACGGTCTTAAGACCGCATTAACTGCTCTGAGAGCAGCACGAATGATTGGACCTACTGCTATAGTTGGTGGTGCAGCAGTTGCCGGTGCAGTAGGAACTCAATATACCAGACAGTTAATAGAAGCAGATAGAAATGTTGAAAGTTTAGATAAAAGTAAAGCAGGAGGACAAAGAGCTGGAGGAAGAAGGGAATTTGCAATTGCTGATCCGGGTAATGAAGGATTATTATCCAGAAACATGACTATTGATTTAACTGAACAAGAAAGATCAAAATTACAAAACGACTATAAGAAATTAAGTCAATTAATGAAAGGTATGATTAGAATACCAGAATCAAGTGAAGATTTCCAAAGAAAAAGAGAAGAATTAAAACAACTACAAAAATCTATATTAGAAACTATTACAGGTGCATTAAAAGCAAAAGAACAATCTGGATTTGGTATCAGTCGTCAAGAAAGATTCCTTATGAATTCAGATAGATTTCCAGATGTTGTAGAGGATGCGACACCGGAAAGTATTCTTCAAAATATGGGCATACCTCTTGGTATTAGAAGAATGATTTTAGATGCAATAGGTAGGGGTGATTCTGGTGAATCACCGCAATTTACATTACCTGACCCTAATAATATACCACAAGCTCCAGTAACACCTATAAATCCACGAGGACAAGACCTTCGCCCAGAGTATAACAGAGAACAAGACGCCCGTGGAAGAACTGATCGTGATTTGAGTATGTTGCTTCCTCCTGCATCTACTCCTGATTTAGCAACACCGGTTGCAACATCAACTGATAGTAATAAAGAACGTATTATCAGTAGTGGAGTGAATAATATTAATATGAAGGGTAGTGGGAAACCCTCTCTACTCGACGCGAAATCAACAAAATCGAGAGATGATAATTTAAGACAATATGCTACCGCTAATTATTCTCGACATTAAAAAGAAACCCCGCCGAAGCGGGGTTTTTAGTATTAGATATTAATCATCTAAATCTGCAAACTTCTTGAAGTAAGACAGGTCATCATCATCATCAATAGTAGAATTATCTACCCAAGGGGCATCATCTTCTATTTTCTTTGGTGCAGATTCTCTAATCTGTTCTACAGTAGTTTTTGCTTTTACTGGTGAACCATTCAGACCCAATGTTTTATCAAGACGGGCCTTGAGTTGTTCATAAGTCTTAAATTCTTTATCAGAAACAAGTTCCAAAAGAGAATGTTCAGATTTCCAAATTGCTTCTAATTTTGCATCATCATTAGATAACATAGAAACAGATTCAAATTCTGACTTATCATAGTTTGGATACCCATCTACCTTACGAATTTTCAGTTTGAAGTTAGCACCAGTCCACAAATCAAATGGATTGAATTTAACTTCATCTTCAAATGCAGGGTTCATTGCTTCAGTAATCTTGTCATAGATTTTCTTACCAAACTTAAACAGTTTAACCTGACCTTCATTTTCTGGATGTTTAGGGTCAGAAATAATATAAACATTAGCAATGTAGTTAAGTTTACGTTTCTGTTTACGAACTATATCCTTGTTTGCTTCAATACCAGAATTCCACAGAGTAGAATTATGTTCACAAACAGGACACGCTTCGTTTTTGGTTGTTAGACAGTTATCAATAAACCATCCACCCGGTCCTTGGAATCCATGAGAGAATACCTTAACCCATGGAAGCGCCTCATCACCATCAACAGCAGGTGCAGGTAGAAAACGGAATGTTGCCATACCATTACCAGCCTTATCGGTTTCTGGTCTCCAGTAGTTTTCGTTACGATTACCGTAATCACTAGACACAGTTTCCATAGCCTTAGTGAGTTTTTCTAGATTACCAGATTGACGCTTTAGATTTGAAAAAGAACTCATTTTATTACCTCTTATTAACGGAATATAAACGGATTATTAACGGAATGTTCACTTACTCATAATGAAAACGTATTGTATCATAAAAAAATCACTTTGTCAAGTATGTTTTTAGAATGTCAATAGTTGTCAACCAATCGGTATGGTATATACCGATTCCACCCTCATCAGCCCATTCTTCAATGGTAGATTTGGTGTCATCAATCAAGACATAACCTTTCTTGGCATAGTCTTTCTTGAATTTCTTACCAGGAACAAAATGATGTTCCCATTTAATCTTATGGTCTTTTAACCAAGAAACTTTTTGTTCTACGATATGTGCATACTGTTTTTGATTTGCAGTAGAACTTAGAATTTTGATAGGAATATTCAACCCGTTAAGGAAATTGATACCAATCTTTGCATCTGGCATTAAATCTAGGTTTGCAAATTCACCATCATCAACAAACTTATTCCAATTATCTCTCATCTTCTTATGTTTATGAGAATCAAATGGGTCAGTATGAAATATCTCAATGTATTTCTTTCTAAAGTCGGCTATGACTCCATCCATATCAACATAGATACATTCTATTTTATCTTTACTCATAGTTTTTCATTAGTTCTTTAAGGATATTTTTGTATTTAGTCTTGTCAAAATCAATAAATGGCGTGTATTTCTCTGCTTTTGTTTTCCATACAGGGAAAATAATATCATCATCTATCTTCTTCTCCCACATAGGAAAGAAGTTAAGAATGTTATTAAGAATACATAAAGTCTCTACACTAACTGCACCTTCCATAGTATATGATAATAGTATAGGAAAGTTACCTGACCTCACTGCTAGAATCCTATCTGGTTTTTCTACCTTATCAAAAAGGTATTCCACATTTTCAGTAAAAAGGTATGTAAGACTTTGATTGCGTTTCTTCCATTTAAGGAAGGCAGATTCACCTTCTTCATTTGTTAATTCACCTACCCATTTAATATCTCTATCTATAAAATTAGATACATAGAAATCCCGTAAATCCTCAATATCATATTTTCTTGATAGTTTATAATAAGAGTATTTACCTTTATCTTTTAGAAAGTGGTCTTGTGTTAATTTAACCTTACCATTGTATTTGAAATAATCATATTTTGAAGTGAAATGTTGCTTGATCGCATTGAACATTATATAAGCTGCAAACCCACTATTCTCTGTCATAACGGCAGTTGTGACCCTCTTTTGATTAGATTAGATTCTGTTGCTTCTTCTGTTATCTTACTTTTAAGAGCAGAAGAAATCAAAGTAGAAGCTATTTCTATTTCCAGACCAGATTCCTCACAATGATGGAGAATTGTATCAAACCTAGATAACCCTAGTTCTGATGACAAATTCTCTATCATCATACTAAATTTTTGTACTTCTTCAATTTTAGGCATAACATTCCTCTGTTGCAAAAATCATATTATACCACATTATTTGAAAATTGTCAATCAATGATTTCTAATTTTACCTTAGCTGTACCATTCATTGATAATTTAGTTTTTGCTGCTTGTGATAAGTCTATGATTCTACCACGAACAAACGGACCTCTATCATTAATAACAACAATAACTGTCTTGTTATTGTGTAAATTGGTAACTTTAACTCGCGTTCCAAGTTTAAGTGTTTTATGTGCGGCTGTCATTGCACGAACATTAAACCTTTCACCTGATGCCGTTTTATGTCCATTGAAACCAGGACCATACCACGAAGCATTACCAATCTGAGCTTCTGCATTAAAAGTAACTGTCGTTAAAAATACTGACAGTAATATAGTTTTTAGATGTGTAAATGAATACATCATTTCCTCCTTTATGATTACATACCAGACGAATCCGGTATTTGGTCTCCAGTTACGATTTGACTTTTTCGTTTTTATTTTGGAGTGTTTAACGGTGGGAGTCGTAAGTTCCCGTTTGAATCACTTTCTCATTATAATTCTTTAAGATACCTATGGTTATTGAAATAGAGCCAACTGATTGGTTAATAAGGACAGTTGGCAAAACCCCAATGGATTATGCTGCTAGAGCATAAACTCCATAATCAGCGTCATTAGCTGCGTTTACTTTATTTATCTTCTACGACCGAGAACTCCCGATCCTAACGGCTTCCGATACTTGCCGATTCTCCGCTGACCTTTACTATCCCCTGTCGAAACCAAGTACACCCCCATCAGAAACACATTGGATGTGTGTCACTACGCATTACACTATCTTCTTGGACACAGATAGTAACCAATGTGCTTTTGGTGGAGGTGGGGAGAATCGAACTCCCGTCCAAAGTGACCTATTTTGTCAACATCAACGAATTATGTTATCCCAACTCAGATAATCTGTTATTCAGATGTAAATGACTGAGAACTTCCTTTTAATTTAGTACGACCACCGCCAGTTTCTAACGGTTTGTTGTATTTCAATTTACCTTGTGATTCTGTCTCACCAGATTTAGGTGATGAAGATAAATGATGCCATTTAGCAGATTTACTTTTACCACCAACAGATAAAACAGATTCTTGTCCGTGTTTATCACCGATCTTACTTAATGCAGATACCATCTTTTTATGATGGTCGGCAGTATTTCCCGATGCGTGTACAATATAAGAACCTTCATTTGCAACATCATGTTCGCCTTCAGCATACTTATATTGTCCTTTATGTGGGCCAGACCAACCACCAATATGACCTGACTTTCTTGCAGATTCTAAATCTTTCTTGATCTCTGCATGACCTTTTTTCTTTTGTTCTGGTGAATGTTCACTTCTTTCTGGTGAAACTGCACCAATACTAACACCATGAGTAACGTGTTTATTTACTCGTTGTTGAAGGGTATTACCTTCT